ATAATAGAAGGTTGTTGATATCCCCAACTGCTTCTGGAAAGTCTCTGATGATATATTCTGTTGTGAGATATCACGTTGAGCGCGGACAAAATACTCTGATAGTTGTTCCGACGACTTCCTTAGTAGAACAGATGTATAAAGATTTTGAAGATTATGGGTGGGACGTAGGTTCATATTGCCACAAAATATACGCGGGTAGAGAGAGGGAAACTGATTCCCAAGTGATCATCACTACCTGGCAGTCTATCTACAAACTCCCCCGAAAATATTTTGAACGTTTTAACGTAGTGGTTGGGGATGAAGCACACCAGTTTAAAAGTAAGTCATTAATATCTATAATGACGAAACTTGCTGATGCAAAATACAGATATGGGTTCACAGGTACTCTTGATGGTACACAGACTCATAAATGGGTATTGGAAGGACTCTTTGGACCATCATACAAGATTATTAAAACTGAAGAGTTGATGAAGAAAGGGCATGTTGCTAAGTTGGATATTAATGTACTTCTACTGAAGCACCCTGCTCATAAGTTTGAAAACTTTGAAGAAGAGGTCCAGTATATCATAAATCATGAAAGACGTAATAAGTTCATTCGTAATCTGGCACTTGATCTAAAAGGTAATACTCTCATTTTGTTTGCCAGAGTAGAAGGACACGGGCAACCATTATACGACATGATAAATAACGGTAGACTTGACGAACGACACGTATTCTTTGTTCATGGGGGTGTCCAAACAGAGGACCGAGAGAAAGTAAGGGAGATTACTGAAAAAGAGAACAACGCGATTATTGTTGCTTCATACGGAACATTCAGTACTGGTATTAACATTAAGAATTTGCATAATGTTATTTTTGCTTCTCCTTCTAAATCCAGAATACGTAACCTCCAATCAATTGGAAGAGTCCTCAGAAAAGGGAACAATAAAACGAAAGCAACTCTATATGATATCGCTGACGATATATCCTACAAATCCAGGAAAAATTATACCCTTAACCATTTGATTGAAAGAATTAAAGTCTATAACGAAGAGAACTTCAATTACGACATTGTAAACATACCGCTAAGGAGCTAATGGGAGAAGAATTTTATTGTACAGTCAAACTAATTACCGGTGAAGAAGTATTCGCACTTGCCTGTGTGGATGATAATGATGAAGATCCTGTTTTAGTTCTTCAAAATCCAGTAATCATGAAAGTTATTGAAACAAGAAATGGATATGCCATCAAAGTCAAACCATGGCTTCAGATACCCGGCGATGATTTCTTTATTGTAAAACTTGATAAGATTGTTACTATGACTGAAATTACAGAACAAAAGATTATTCAGTTCTACAACAACTACTTAAACGATGAGCAAGATGATGATATTGAAGGTGATCAACTCTTAGGGTCCTCTAGTAATCAATCTGAAGTTACTAAAAAGATGGGATACGTAACAACAGTAGAAGATGCTAGAGAAATGCTAGAGAACCTCTATAAACTTAAAGATAACAAAGAAAGCTAAAGCTCATCCTTGAAACCTCACAAAGGCACTCTACTCACATTTGGGTATCTTGTCAAGCCCTGATTATGTGTTATAATATAAACATCAAGAATATTCAATAAAGTGATGTTATGGTTAAAAAGAGATCCGAGCATTATGTAAACAATAAAGAGTTACTAGAAGCACTTATTGTTTACAGATCAAAAGTAGAAGAAGACTTTGTTAGTAAGTATGGTAGAGAACCTACCAAAGAAGATCGCTCAAAGCGTTGGGAAGGAAAACCACCAATCAGTAATTACTTGGGTGAATGTTTTCTAAAGATTGCCACACACCTTTCTTATAAACCAAACTTTGTCAATTACATGTTCAGAGACGATATGATCTCTGATGGTATTGAGAACTGCGTCCAGTACATTCATAACTTTGACCCAGAGAAGTCTAAGAACCCGTTTGCTTACTTCACGCAGATTATCCACTACGCCTTTCTGAGACGCATCCAGAAGGAGAAGAAGCAACTGGAGATCAAGACCAAGATTATTGAAAAGACTGGGTTTGATGAAGTCATGATGGTTGATGACACTGCTCTTGCTGGCGCTAGTTCCGATTACAATACGATTAAGGATAACATCACTTATAAGAATAGATGAAGATTGCCATTATCACAGATCAACACTTTGGAGCACGTAAGTCTTCCAAGTTTCTTCACGATCATTTCAAAAGATTTTATGATGATATTTTCTTCCCATATCTAGAAAAACATAACATCACTACTGTTGTAGATATGGGAGATACTTTTGACAATCGTCGGAGTATTGATCTGTGGGCAATTGACTGGGCAAAGGAGACATATTACAATCGTTTGAGAGACATGGGCGTCACAGTCCATACTATTGTTGGTAATCATACCGCATACTACAAGAACACGAATGAAGTGAATTCTGTAGATTTGTTGCTGAAAGAATATGAAAATGTAAAAGTCTATTCAGAATGCACTGAGGTCATGCTAGATAGACTACAAGTTCTGTTTATTCCTTGGATCAATGCAGAGAATACTGAAAAGAGTATCCTTTCTATTAAAGGTTCAACTAGCGACTGCGCGATGGGGCACCTTGAGCTCAACGGATTTAGAGCGCATCGCGGTCATATCATGGAAGACGGTATGGAGGGCGAATTATTTGAGAAGTTCAAGCGGGTATTTTCGGGTCACTACCATACACGATCAGACGACGGACGAATCTTCTACCTAGGCAACCCCTATGAGATGTTCTGGAACGACGTGAATGACCCTAGAGGGTTCACAATCTTTGATACTGACACTTTAGAGCATTCTCACGTTGACAACCCTTACAGCATCTTCTACAACATCTACTACGAAGATACGAATTACAAACTCTTTGATGCCACGAAATACAAGGCAAAGATTGTAAAAGTTATCGTCAAGAAAAAGACGAAACCTAAAGACTTTGAGAAATTTCTTGACAAACTCTACAGCATCGGAGTTCAAGAACTCAAGATTGTTGACAACTTTGAAATCCAAGAGAACGAAGAGTTTGAGGCAGACGATTCGGAAAACACAATCTCGCTTTTGAATAGATATATTGATGAAGCAGAGATGGACTGTGATAAAAGTATTATCAAAGGTATTCTGCAGAAAATCTATAATCAAGCGTGCGAGGTTGAGTAATGTTTCTTCTTACCCTTAAAGACAAAAAACAAGAGGGTGCATATGCCGTTCAAAACAAGAACGGTGAGAAAGTCTTGTTTTTGTTTGAGGAAGAAGATGATGCTGAAAGATATGCGATGCAACTTGAAGAAGAGGAAGACCCTACTGAATTAGAAGTTGTGGAGGTTGATGGACCACTTGCCATAAGAACCTGTAGGTTGTATAATTACAGATACGCGGTGATTACACCGAACGATATTGTGATACCTCCAAAGAATGATAACTTTTCAAAAGATTAAGTGGAAAAACTTTCTGTCAACGGGCAATCAATATACTGAAATAGACTTTCAAGGTAATAGCACTAACTTAATCGTCGGAACAAATGGAGCAGGTAAGTCAACTGTTCTGGATGCTCTGACTTTTGTTTTATTCAATAAACCATATCGCAAAATCAATAAACCTCAACTTGTCAACACTTCTAATGAAAGGGAGTGTATGGTTGAAATTGAGTTCTCTGTAAACTCTCGTCAATACCTGGTTCGTCGGGGTATCAAACCCAGTGTATTTGACATCGTTGTAAATGGGACTAAGTTGCATCAGGAAGCAGATGATCGCTCCATGCAACGTATCCTTGAAGAAAATATTCTCAAGTTAAATTATAAGTCATTCACTCAGATTGTAATTCTGGGTTCTGCTGGGTTCACTCCTTTCATGCAACTCAGCACATCTCAACGTCGTGAAGTTATTGAGGATTTGCTTGACATTCGCATCTTCTCTGCGATGAATAATATTGTTAAAGATACTATCAAAGAGAAGAAGGGTCAGGTTAAATCTCTTGATTTGAAGAGAGAAAATCTCAAAGATAAGATGAAGATGCAGAGCAACTTTATTGAAGAACTTGAGAACCGTGGAAAAGAAAATATCAAATCTAATAAAGAAAAAATCACTTCTCTGATGGGAGAAGTTGATGAGTATATTGAGACGAACACTTCTTTGGAAGAAGATGTAAGGAGCAAAACTGAGAAGCAAGAGGCGGTTACTGGCGCAAGGCAAAAGTTATCAAAACTAAACAATCTAAAGGGCAAAATCTCTCAAAAGGTAGGCACAATTACCAAAGAACACCAGTTCTTCACTGAGAATACGGTATGCCCCACCTGTCAGCAGGATATAGCGGAAGAGTTTCGCTTAAATAGAATTAGTGACGCTCAAAATAAAGCAAAGGAACTAAAGGAAGGTTACGATGAACTCGTTAACGCCATTAAGTTTGAACAAGATAGAGAGCGTCAATTCAACGACCTATCGCAGGAGATCACTAGTCTAACGCATGACATTTCTCAAAACAATACTCGGATTAACCTCAACCAGAGACAGATACGAGAACTTGAACATGAAATTCAAACTATTGCCAGTAACTTACAGAACAGAAATACTGAACATGAGAAGTTAGAAGAGTTTAAAACTAATCTCCACAAGACAATTGAAGAATTAGCAGACAAAAAACAAGAAATCGTCTATCACGATTTTGCCTATTCCCTTCTAAAGGATGACGGCGTAAAAACAAAAATCATTAAGAAGTATCTCCCATTCATCAATCAACAGGTTAATCGTTATCTTCAGATGATGGATTTTTACATTAACTTCCATCTGAACGAAGAATTCAGCGAGTCCATCAAGTCCCCTATTCACGAAGACTTTTCTTATAGTTCTTTTAGTGAGGGCGAAAAGATGAGAATAGACCTTGCCCTACTCTTCACCTGGCGTGAGGTAGCGCGTGTCAAAAACTCCGCTAACACTAACCTGTTGATTATGGATGAGGTGTTTGACTCATCTCTTGATGGTTTTGGGACCGATGAGTTCCTAAAGATTATTCGTTATGTCATCAAGGACGCAAACATATTCGTTATCTCTCACAAAGTAGATATGCTTGACAAATTTGAAAATGTAGTCAAGTTTGATAAGATCAAAGGGTTCAGCAAAGTAGTTTCCTAAATACTTAAAAAGTGTATCTGGAAATGAACTCCAAGGATCTGAGAAATCTTGCTGAAGCATATCAAAACATTCATGAACAGGAGAGACCTGCTAGAAGAAGGAGACCCTCTAAATCTGTTGAGCAGATTAAGGCAGAGATTGATGCCAAAAATCCAACTAAAACTGGTTCTGTAACTGGACAGAAAATACCAGGAGTTCAGCAATCAAGACCAGCAACCAGAATTCCTGGTGCTACTGGCGGAGCAGTTACTGGATCTTTGAGATCTGGAAATTTATCTTTTCCTGGAGACAGAAGCGGTGCATATGCCGCTGCTAAACAAAGTTTAAGTGCTCCTCCCGCTGCTACATTATCAAGAGGTGTTGGACTTTTTAGAAAACTGAAAGGTCTTGCTAAAGGTCCTCTAGCAGTTGGTGCTGAAATCGCTGCTGATGCTACACTTACACCAGTTGCCAAAGCGGCAGGAACTGAATTAGGAAAAGCACTGACAAGAGGTGTTGCTTCTGCAACTGGCACAACTGACAAGGTAAAGGCAGCACTTCCAAGTTATTATGGTGCTAAAGGTCCTGATCTTACGAGAGATATTGCTCAGGGTATAAAATCCAGAGAACCAAAACAACCAAGAGGAATGTCTAATATTCCTCCAGCAGAGGGGATGGTAAACAATCCTGATTATGGTAAACCTGGAAGTGTTTCTAAACCAGAAGCACCTAAACCAGCACCAAAACCTCCTACAGCAAAAGAACGTGCCTATGGTGCTAGATCTAAATTGACTGCCGCTCAGCAAGAGTTAAACAGACAGTATGATATTGATAGAGGTTTGGAAGGTGGTAGAGTTACTAGACCTTATAGTCCAGCACTTGATAAGTACCTTGCCAAAAGAAAGAAGTGACCAGTTTCCAAACTGTCCACTGGGAGGTCTTCGGACCTCCTTTTTTTGTATAATAGGTCCATACGCATCAGACCCATGACCGTCCGCCACGAAATCAAGTCTCAACTTGCCAAGTTGCTTGCCACCGAGGACTTGATGGTTGAGCACAAGAAAGTGGAGACTGCCTGCTTCAACGTCCACAGTCGCGTTCTGACGCTCCCTATGTGGGAGAAGGCAAGTGGTGTGGTCTATGACATGCTGGTTGGTCATGAAGTCGGTCATGCCCTCTACACGCCTGATATCAACTGGATCAAAGACAGGCGGATCAATCCTCAGATTGTGAATGTTGTTGAGGATGCTCGTATTGAGAAGTTGATGAAGCGTCGTTACGCTGGCATTTCCAAGTCATTCTATCGTGGATACTACGAACTTTCTGAGCAGGACTTCTTTGCCATTGGTGATGATGATTTGAACTCTTACAATCTTGCTGACAAAATCAATCTCTATTACAAGATTGGTAGTTTTGAGGTTGTTCCCTTCACCGAAGAAGAAGTGGAACTGGTCAAGAAAGTTGGTGATTGTGAGACATTTGAAGAAGTTCTTGATGTCGCAGAGATGATTCAAAAGTTCTGTGAACAGGAACAGAAGCAGGAACAGAAGCAAGAAATTCAACCTCAGGGTCAGTCTGGAGAATCTGAGGAGCAAACTGAAGAGGTTGAGAGTGATGATCAACCCGCACCTCCTCAACAGCAAGAATCTGAAGATGCTCAGGATGAAGATGAGACTGGTTCAGAAGAAACTGATGATCAGGTTGAAGTCAAGACCATGGAAGCACTTGAAGATGCTTTGAAGGACCTTGTTGACAACCGAGGTTTGGAGAATGTATATGTAGAAATTCCTCACATGGACCTGAGCAAGGTCATTGTTCCTAATGCTGAGGTTCATGGAAAGTGTTCTGAAGTATGGGATGAGTATGAAGAGAGTGATGCCTTTGATATCATTGATACTCTATACCTGAAGTTCAAGAAGTCCGCTCAGAAAGAAGTCAACTATCTGGTAAAGGAGTTTGAATGTAAGAAGGCAGCAGATTCATATGCTCGTGCCACAACTTCCCGCACAGGCGTCCTGGATTGCTCCCAACTTCATTCTTACAAATACAACGAGGATCTGTTCAAGAAGGTCACAACGCTTGCTGATGGGAAGAACCATGGGTTGGTGTTTATTCTTGACTGGTCTGCTTCTATGAACTTCGTCTTGACTGACACGCTCAAGCAACTGTTCAACTTGATGTGGTTTTGTAAGAAGGTATCTATTCCTTTTGATGTCTACGCATTCACCAGTGAGTACCCTCTAGTCAAATGTAATGAGTATGGTGGTTCAGAGGTTCGTGAGCGTTCGTACACCCCTAAAGATGGACTGGTTTCTATTCCAGAGTGGTTTTCTCTCATGAATATCTTTACCAGCAAAGTCAGTGGTTCTGAACTTGAAAAACAGATGAAGAATGTTTTTCGGGTGGCATATTCTCATCGTTATTATGTCACATATCCCAGTCCTGTCGGTTGGAATCTTTCTGGAACTCCCCTGAATGAAACTCTAGCTTGCTTACATCAAATCCTTCCAGAGTTCAAGCGTGATAACAAACTTCAGAAGGTTCAGTGTGTGATCCTTACTGATGGTGAAGCAGCTCCCCTCAAGTATCATCGTGAATTGTTCCGCCGTAATGCGATTGAACCATTTATTGGTATTAACTCTCTTGGTCCTCATTGCTTCCTTCGGAATAGAAAAACTGGCATTAGTCGTTCTTTAGGTGGAGAGTGGTATGAAATGACTGATGTTCTTCTGGAAGATTTGAAAGCAACTTTTCCTGATATGAACTTCATTGGTATTCGTGTCATTGAGTCTAGGGATGCCAAAGCATTTATTCGCCGGTACTGCGGTGTCTTTAACGATGATTATGACAAGGCAGAACTCTCATGGCGTAAAGAAAGAGCATTTACCATCAAAAATTCTGGATACCATAGTTACTTTGTTCTCTCCGCAAACTCTCTGTCTCAGGACACTGGATTTGAAGTGAAAGAAGATGCCACTAAAACGCAGATCAAGAGTGCTTTTGTCAAGAGTCTTCGCACGAAAAAAATGAATAAGAAAATTCTTGGTGAGTTTGTGGAACTTGTTGCTTAATAAATAGTAGAAAACTACGCAAGGACCATGAGCAGATTTGGAGATTTAATTCGTGGTAAGGCAGCGGAAGCACCTGCTCCTGCTCCTGCCCCCGCACCAGCACCTGAACCGGTTGTTGAACCAGCACCAGAACCTGTTGTAGAACTGGAACCACCCGCCCCTTTGAAAGAAACTAAGAGGTCTCTCCGTAGATCCAAGTGATGTGACACTTAAATAACTGTCTACTAGGGGGTCTATATGACCCTCTTTTTTTGTATAATTACTATGTTGAAACAAACCACCCATGCAACTCTCATCCATCATCGCTTCACTCCAAGATTCTTATGGTCCTGAAGTCACCTCTGCGGACATTCGGGGATGGTGTGCTATGAACGATTGTAACTATCAGAGCATCACTCGCCGCCTTGAGAAAGAGGGTTGTAAAGTAAGTCGTGGCAAGTGGAACCTTGAAGTTACCAAAGAGACAGTTCAAGAACTAGAAGTGTCTTACAATGCTCCTGCAGCGATGCCTGCTGTTGTTCAAAATCTCATCCCAGAAAAAGATGATTCCTTCGTCAAGTTTGGCAATTTTGGTGATCTTAAAAAGATTATTCAGTCCCGTGTATTCTACCCTACGTTTATCACGGGTCTCTCGGG